ACTTCCGTTTTCTGTTGCCGGAACGTTTATTCCGACATAAATAAATATAATATATACAATTTTTCCTATTTCAATATATATAGATCAAAGAAAAGTCTATTTTTAGGTTATTTCATATTTATATATGAGTTATAATATCTATTTTTAAATACAATACGAGGAAATCAAAATGAGTCAGGATTATGAATTATTTGAAGGTAAATCACTATCATCATTATTCAAAGACATTTATGACAATTCCAAACATAACAAAAAACAACTTGAAGTATTAGTTGGTGAAGTAGCTTCGTTTATCAAAGATGGAGATATGGCTATTCAGTTAATTCCTATGATAAAAGAGTACTTGGACATAAATGTGAAGAATGATGAACAACTTGTCAAACTGGCAACTGTCGTTCAACGATTGATTGCTGCTGAAAACAAAGGTGGTGCAGAAGCAGAGTTCGGTTTATCAGACAAAGAGAAAGAACAATTACTCAAAAGTATAGATGATGTAGTTGTTGACATACAAAAAAAATCAGATGAAATATCGGAAGAAATACATGATGTCAAGGATAATTAATGTCGTATTTAACTAAATTTAGAAACCTAGGAACTGTTGCGGAGGGAAACGCTTCAGTAAATGATATTCATAAAGAGATTAAAAAATATGGTTATCCATTTCCTGGACAATTTTTTTATGAGTTAGAACCAGCAGAGGTAATGTCAGTTTATTTAGATGATTTTCAATTAATTTCTAATAAGGCAACAATAGAAAAGAATGGAAAAGTTTTTCCAGATTGGTCAAAATATGGATGGATAAAAGCTCGGATGGATGAGAAGAATGACGGTAAATTTGATATTATAGAAATTGCACCGTTAGATAGCAATATAAAAGAGTATCCACGTCCACATGAGCATGTTATTGTTGCAACTTATCTTGGTAAAAAATACTATACTCAAAAATTAAACATTAATAATTCTGTAAATTTAAATGAGGAAGAGGGGAGAAGTTTACCACTTGAACCCTTTAATAAAACGCTTTATTCCGATCCGTTTTTTGTAGAGGATACTAAGATAAGACAAATTCAAGCATACGAAGGTGATATTACATACAATGGTAGGTTTGGACAATCAATACGATTTGGAAGTAATATTACAAAATTTGCTAAGGAGGCGGGTGGTGAATGGGGAGAAGAAAAAGAAGATACGGGTAAACCAGAGTCACCTAATATTATTATAAGAGCTGGTCAGGGAAATCCAGCTGATTTAGAGGGAGATGATGCTGATTCATGGAATTTAGATGATTGGTTAGGTAGACCCGTAAGGGAAGATATAAATAATGACGGTTCTTCTATTTGGATAACCACTGATCAAACAGTTCCATTAAAGGAAGTAGTTTATAGTAAGTTAAGAAATAGAAATGCACCAAAATTAGATGGAAACCAAATAATTTTAAATTCTGATAGAGTAGTTTTTAATGCGAAGAAAAGTCATATTTTTATGTCGGCTGCAGAAGCAATAGATATTTCTGCAAATCATATGATCACTTTACAATTAAATGATGAAAATGTATCTGGTGGTTTAACTCCCAAAAGTGATTCAGGTAAATTAAAATTGGGAGATATGGATGCAGATCAACCAGTTCTTGGTGGAAATCAAACTATGGAACTTGTTAATAGATTGTCACAGATATTAGAAGAATTTGCTAAAAATTTAATACCAGCTGTTGGAATAACAACTGCTCCTGGAGCTCCAGTACCTATAAGTCAGATTAATATAGCTGCAGCAGGAATGTATGCTTCTCTTGCAAAGTGGAGGACTAGATTAGATGAACCAAAAAGTAGAAGTGTTAGTGTTGCACATATAATTGGACCAAAAGTACCTGGTGAAAAGGGATAGGATAGGAGAAGTTTAATGCCAATAAGATGTAAATCAATAGCAGGACTAAAAGTAACATTAGTATCAGGTGATAGAATAATACCAGGATGTGAATTAATATATGGTTCTGCTTTTATAAATGGTGAGAAGGTTGATTCAACTTATCAAGGTGGAACTGAAGAATTCCCTCCACTTTTTTTTGATGAAGATGATATGAAAGCGTATGCCGGTGAGAATGGAGCAACAGTAATATGGCCTGAAACTGGCAATGATGTTTATCAATATTCTCGCGGAGAAACTGTTCCAGTTGGAACTGAAGTTTATCAAGGAGAAGTTAAAGACGGTGGAGTGTGGCATGATGCACCACACACTGTAGAAAACGAAGGAGCTACAGCGGGACCATCAGATGCTGATATGAGTCCTCATGGGGCCGAAGATGATGATGAAGATGGTGGACCACCTGCAACAACAGGAACTCCTCCAGAGTCAGAACAACTTCCTGGTTTTTGTGATCCAACAGGGGCCTTTCCCGAAGATGATGATATGCAGTGGTTACGTGATTTGGCAAATATGCAATTACCTGATTTAAAAATGTTAAATTTAAGTGGATTTACGGCATTTATAACAAAACAATTATCTAAACTTAATGCCGCCATAGCTAAAGTTAATGAAGAAGTTGATGCACTTGTATCTAAGGCAAAACTTGATCCAGAAAAAATTTGTACTGAACCAGTAAGAAATTTTATTACATTTTTAATGGACTTAGTAAAGGTGTACATGAAAGTAATGAAAGTATTACTGGCAATATTGAAAATTATTAAAATTATAAAAAGAATTATGAAAATAATTAGAAAGATTTTAAAATGGACTCCACCATTTATAGTTCCGATAGTGGAAAAATTATTAGATTTACTTGCACTTATAGGATTAGTAGATATGATTGTTGATCTTGTAACTCAAACTGTTGGTAAATTTGCTGCAATATTACCAACATTATATGCACAATTAATATCCATTTTAGCAGGATGTGTAGGAAAACCAGTTGATAGTGAAGAATCTTGTGAAGAAGCTGGGGGAACTTGGATTAGTCCAGAAGAAATAGCAGAACTTAAAAAGTTAGCCGACAAAATGTCAAGTGAACAGAGTGCATTTGATAGAATGATGAGTGGTGATAAATCAGATGATCCGACTGAAGATGATACGGGAGTTGATGGTGGTGTAGTTGATGGGGATACATTTGGTTTTTGTTCAATAGTTGAACATACAAATAAAGAGGATTGTGAAGGTGCAGATGGAGTTTGGACAGAATTGAGTGTGGATACAGATTTTAGTAAAGTGGATACTACTCCACTTACTGATGAATTGTCAAAACAGATTGATGAATTAGATAAATGTTTTGCAGATCCAGTATTACAAGAATATTTAGAAAGTTTATAAAGGAGATCATAAAATGAAGAAAGAAGAACTAATAAAAATAATTGAATCAGTAGTTCGTAAGGAAGTTAAAAAACAAATGAATGAGATATTTATTAAAGAAGAAAACTCATCTTCACTTACCGAATTAGTTTCAAAACCAATAACTGAAAAAGAGGTTAAAGAACCTATTAGAAAACAGTATAAAGTTAAACCTAAAAAAGAGGTACATTATACATCAAACACAGCTCTTAACAAAGTGTTAAATGAAACTGTTGGTGGAGTTCCACAAGGTGAAGCTGGAGGTCCACAAGTTGGAGGATATGAAGATTATCCAACTTTAGGTGATGGAGTATTTGATTCTAATAAAATAAATGATGTTTTAGCAGGTTCACCAACAGGAGTAGCACCTACTGAAACCGTAAAACAGAAGAAACGAGATATAGGAGCAGTTCAAACTATTAAGAATGCAAGAGTAAATGTTGATCAAGTTCCTGACCATGTACAAAATGCATTAACAAGAGATTATTCAGCAGTTATGAAAGCGATTGATAAAAAGAAATCTGGTGAAGGATTTCGTCCATAGTGAGGTGAGTGATGACATTAGATGAAAAGTTTTTAAAGTATAAACTTGAAAAGATTAAAAATGATGATATTTTTAGAGATCAAGATTCGGGAACTAAGAAACGGATAAGAAAGGCGAATTCTAAAAAGGCAAAAAAGGAAGCCAATGCAATACATTCTTATTTAACTGGTATAGATACTGTTCAGCCGTGGAATAGGAATAGGTCTTTTATAAGTGATGAAGGAATCCCTGGCAGCTTAACGATATCTGGTAATGGTAAGTTGGATGTAGTACAAGTAAAGGGAAGAGGAAGAGGTCCCTTATCAATACTAAAATCAAGACAGTTAAAAATCTTTAAAAAGATTTTTGATAGTTTAAATATTATATTTAAGCGTGATAGATTATCAATTGGAGGAAATTTATTAGTTGAAAAAGATTTAGAAATAAAAGGAAATCTTATTGTTTTACAGGGGACAGGACGTGGAGCGAAAAAAAGTACTACATTTCAAGGGAATCATATTTTTGATGGAAATTTAGAAGTTAAGAAAAATACTACTATTCGTAATCATTTATTTGTCAGTAAAAATACAGTTAGTGAAAATCTTACAGTTAATAAAAATTTTTTAGCTAATCAAGGTGTGTTTAATCAAGAACTTATGGTAAATGGTAAGACTGATATTAATGGGGATACAACTTTCAGAAGAGGTGTAACTATAGGAGGTGATTTAACGTTTGGAGATACAACACTGTCCCCAGATACAACTTCAGCAACTCCTGATGGATATACTTATTTAATGAGTGGTATATTATTACAGTGGGGAACGGATACGAGAGCTGAAGATGGAGCTTTTGTAATTGACTTTCCAACACCATTTCCAAATGCATGTTTTTCTGTTACGGTGAATAGGCAAGCTGGTAATGCTGCTGATGATCATAAAACTTATGCGGTAACAGCAACAATAATTACTACAACTGGATTTACCATTGATAGAGATGATAATATTCATGGTGAAGATTCTATAAATTGGATAGCAATAGGAAACTAAGGAGAATATAAATGGGAGCAAGAGAAAAAGATTTAAATCCTGATGTTTTTATAGGATTACAACTTCCACTTGGATATTCAAATACAGGATTTTTTAAACAAACTAAAACCACGTTTGAGCAGGCAAAATATAATATAGTAAATTTATTTAGAACGATTCCAGGTGAAAGATTAGGACAACCTACATTTGGTTCAGTATTACACGAAATTATTTTTGAACCAATGAACGAAGATTTTACTGATATAATGCAGGAAGCGATTGAACGATCACTTGAAACTTGGTTGCCATATATAAACATTAAAAATATAGATATTGCAGTACCAGATTATAATATTAATAGAGTAAATATATCAATAGATTTTGGATTATCATTCGAGCCCGATAGATTTGAAACAGTTTCGATAAGTTTTGATCAATTTGAATCTATAATTAAAGGATAACGGAGAAAGTAAATGGCTACAAAAGGATTAAGTAGAGATGTAAAATATTTAAATAGAGATTTTTCTTCTTTTAGAGATGGGTTAATAGAATTTGCACAAACATATTTTCCAAATACATATAATGATTTTAATGAATCAGATCCAGGTATGATGTTTATAGAAATGGCATCATATGTAGGAGATGTGCTTTCATATTATATTGATGAACAATTTAAGGAAAGTTTATTGACATATGCAGAAGAAAAGAAAACCATATATGAAATTGCACAAGGATATGGATATAAACCAAGACAGACTTCAGCAGCAACTGTAGTACTTGATGTATTTCAAACTGTACCAGCTAAGACTCCAGCAGTTACCCTTCCCGGTGGCGATGTTGGAAACCCCCCAGATGAAAATTATTGTTTAACAATACCGGCCGGGATGCAAGCAACATCCACGAATGGAACAGTTTTTAGAACAACAAGTGAAGTAATTTTTAGAGATTCAAGTTCATTAAGTAAAAGAGAAGAAAGTATTGCTGAAAATGATGATAATGACGGTAGTATTACTAAATGGTTATTTAAAAAACAAGTTAAAGCAGTTAGTGGAACAACTACAACTGAATATATAACATTTGGAGCGGCAGAAAAATATAAAAGAATAGTATTAGCAAATAGTCCTGTATTAGAAATTATTTCTATAACAGATAGTGATGGAAATAAATGGTATGAAGTTCCATATTTAGCTCAAGATACAGTATATGCGGATATAGAAAATACATCTTTAAATTCTCCTAGTTTAGTGAGTGGTAGAAATTTTGCACCATTTTTATTAAAACTTGTAAAGACATCTAAACGATTTACAACTTATATAAGACCAGATGGAAAAACTGAAATGAGGTTTGGTTCAGGAGTCGCAGCAGGAGCCGATGAAGAAATAATTCCGAATCCAAGTTCAGTTGGTTCTAATCTACCAGGAACACCGAGTTTTCTTGATACATCATTTGATCCAGCAAACTTTTTAAATACGGAAACTTATGGTCAATGTCCAACAAATACAACATTAACAATTAGGTATTCGTATGGTGGTGGTGTTGATGATAATATAGCATCAAATCAAGTTCAGAATATTAGTTTGATTAGTGCTGAAATTGATGCTTCGACTATTGGTGAAACAACAGAAATTTTACGAACCCAAACTAAAAATTCAACAGCAGTAACAAATCCAAATCCAGCAACTGGAGGTGGTGGAGCAGAAACACTTGAAAATATAAAAGTAAATGCACTTGCATATTTTCAAGCACAAAGTCGGGCAGTAACTAAGGATGATTATATAACTCGTGTTTATTCGTTACCACCTAAATATGGTAATATAGCAAAAGTTTATATTATACAGGATGAACAGGTTGCTTCAGTGGATCAAAATACAGGTGATGTTGATTATCAACCTAATCCATTGGCATTAAATATGTATTGTTTAGGATATGATGGTGATACAAAGTTAGTTGCGTTAAATGAAGCTGTAAAAGAAAATATAAAAACATATTTAAGTCAATATAGAATAATGACGGATGCAGTTCAAATTAAAGATGCATGGGTAATTAATATTTCGGTTAGATTTTCAATTTTTACTAAAAAGGGATTTAATAAAAATGAAGTATTGTTGAAATGTAATGACGCACTTAAAAAATATTTTAATATAGAAAAATGGCAAGTAAATCAACCAATAATTATATCTGATATAGTTTCTGAGTTATTATCTGTTGAGGGAGTTGCTACTGTAGTTGAACCACAAGGTCAAACAACAGAAGTTAAACAATTAATTGTATTTAAGAACTTGTGGGACCCAAGTCTTGGTTATTCTGGTAATATATATAATATTGGAGATGGAATTATTGATAGTGTACTTTACCCGTCAGTAGATCCAGCAATATTTGAAGTTAAATATCCTGATACAAACATTATGGGCAGAGTAGTGGGAGACATCTAATGCATTATTTTGAATACGCAACAAAAGACACAACATTATATGAAGCAAGTGCAAGTATGAATACTGGACTTGATGAGATTATTGAAGTTAGAAAAGATATGAACAAGGACGGTTCAGTAATAAATATTTCTCGTGCTTTAATTCATTTTGATTTAACTTATATTTCCGAATCAGTTGCAAGTAGTCTTATAACAAATCCTACATATTATTTAAATTTATATGATGCCAATTCAGAAAATTTAAATGTATCACAAACTTTATATGGATATCCAGTAAGCCAATCTTGGACGAATGGATCTGGAAAGTATTTATATTTTCCAACAGTTGATGATGGGGCAAGTTGGAAATATAGAGATGGTGATCTAAATGCAACTCCTTGGTTTGGATCATATTCTACATTACAAGGTGATACTTATGCAAGTGGAACTTTAACAATATCAAATGGAGATTTTGACAATCAAGAAGTTACTATTGGAGGAGTTGATTTTGTATTTGTAAGTGGTTCAACATCTGTATTTGATAATAGTTCAACAGAAATATTTGTAACATCAGGTTCAACAACTGGCAGTTCTATTAATAATTTGCGAAATACAATTAATGCTAGTAGTTCTTTACATGGATTACCTATTTCCGCGAGCTTATCTGGAAGTGATTCTTCTAATTGGACTTATTTAATTTTATCTGGAAGTTCCACAGGAACTTCGTCCAATTTAACTGCAGCATCATCTTCGGTGTTATTTACATTTGATGGAGATGCAACAAAAGCATTAGAAGGTGGAACGGATACGACATCAGTATTATCTGGAGGTGGTGGAACTTGGTTTAGTGGGAGTGGATATGAAGCATCACAATCTTTTACACATGAACCATCAGATTTGAGAATGGACGTAACTGATATTGTAAATAAATGGTTAGAAAGTACAGTTCCAAATGAAGGATTTATGATAAAAAGAAGTGGAAGTCTTGGGAACAGTGATACAAATGTAGAAGAAGGTAATGTTACAAGATATGGAAACTTTATATTTTTTGGTAGAGATACTCATACAGTTTATCAACCAAAATTGGAAGTAGTTTGGGATGATTCCAAATGGGCAACAGGTTCATTATCAGCACTTTCTAATACTGAGGTTGAGGATATGGTTCTTTATATGAGAGGATTTCGTCCAGAATATAAAGAAACTTCAAAGGTAAAATTTAGAGTAGTTGGTAGAACAAGATATCCTGAAAAAACATTTTCTTCTACTGGATATAGTACAGGATATACAACAGCAAAATATCTACCAAGCGGAAGTACTTATTATCAAATTAAAGATGCATATACAGAAGATGTTATTGTACCATTTGGAAGTGGTTCAATTGTAAGTTGTGATTCAACAGGAAATTATTTCAATTTGTGGATGAATGGATTACAGGCCGAAAGATTTTATAGAATAAACTACAAAGTAGTAAGTGGCAGTGGGACTGCTGATGAAACTGTTCAATATTTTGATGAAAAACATTCCTTTAAAGTAGTGAGATAAAATATGCCATATACAGAAACAGCTCTTCAAAATCTTGAGTTTTATCAAGACATGATTCGAGAAGATGAGGCTAAGTACTTAAAACTCATACAAGAAAATATTGAATCTGGAAATACAGATGATGGTATTTTGCGTGATAATAATGGAAATATTATTTTATTTGAAAAAATTATTTCTGGACAAGGAACGGATGGAACAAGTCATACATCAAACCATACTCTCACTTGGGAACTCGGATACTTTATGTATGAGGATGATGAGGAAGAAATTAATAAAATAATAGATAGAGAATTTACGGAACTCTAATGCCAAAGAAAAAATTTTTAGTAACCGATCCAATAACTGGAAAATTATCAAGATTAAAGGCAAAAGATTTGCCTCTAATGGAAATAGATGGTTTAGATGAAGGTGATCCTGTAGCCCCATTTGGTAATCTTGAATCAGATTTAATTGAATACGTTCTTTATACGGTTGAAGATGATTATATAGCTTCTGGTGAAATTAGATATCCGTTACCAGAAAATTTAGACGTAGGTCAATATGTTAGAGATCTTGGTTACAATCGTGGAACTTATAAGGTTGTATTTAATTTTTTAAGAGAGATTGGTGGTTCTACTAATGCTGTTTTAGTTAAAAAATCAGATAAAAGTATTTATACTGGTGAGTGGATGATAGATACAGATGGTAGGATACTCGCAAGTTATCATGATGCCACAGCAAGCAATGGGGGATTAGTTCCTTTACTTGATGATTATGGAAATGAAATAGAACTAAAGGTTGCAGATAACAAATATTGGATTCAAAAGGTATCCCCATCTCGAACAGAACTAAGACTTCGACCAAATCCGGCAATAGACGATCCAGCTTACCACGAGCAATTCAGATTATTGGGATACACCTGTTTATCTTATTCTGATATTAGTGGTGAATCTTATATAACATTTACTGATGTTACTCAAAAAAATGCAAAAATAAATGTTTCTGAAGGACAGACTGATATTACATTAAATGAATTAATGGTAGGTGGAACTCTTATTGTAAGAGATGCCTTTATTATTGGTTGGGATGACATACCAGAACAATTATCAAGATACGCTCCTATTATTGAAACGGAACAACTTCCTATAAGTGAAAATCTTGTTGTTAATGGCCATTTTAAAGATGGAGAACACGCTATTCAAATAGTAGATCCAACTGCGTATCCAGTAAATGAAATAGTTGAATTTTCAAATCCAGGTCATAGTAAATATTGTTTACAAATGACTTCAGTAGATGGTGTTGTTGGTAATCAATATAGAATGAGAATAGAAAATCTTATTCCAGGTGAAACTTATGTTTTAAGTTGTTGGGTTATGTGGACAGATGATTGGGATAGTTTAACAGACCAAGGTATTTTCTTTATAAAAAAGGCAGATGCAACAACAAATATTTTAAATTATCCAACTCAAGGTATACCACTTGAAGAAAAGGTAGTTGATGGTAATACTTGGAAACGATTATATGAAAGATTTACAGCAGACGAAGATACAATATATTGGATACTTGGATATAATAATGGTGCACCTAATGGAAATGGAAACACAGCTGGTTATAGATATTTTACTGATATTCAATTAGAACCAGGATCAGGAGTATCACTTCCAACACCTTATATGATACACCCGATAACTGAGGAAACTGATGTTCCTGTTACTGGACATATTACATTTGAAGGTGATAATATAGTAAAGGCTACACTTTCTGATGGTGATGTGTTTGTTGAGGAAATGGCACCTGATGTGAGCTCGAATGGTGGGGGTAGAGGAAGTGGTAAAATAACTATTAAAAATGCAGTAGTTATTGATGAACAACATGATATATCTACAGAGAGAACTGTTATAGATAATATTCCAGTAGAAAATGCAGATAATTCTAGTATTAGAGAAGGTGGTTATGAAACAGAATTTCATCAAAGTCCATTTCATGGTTCTACTTCAACTGATTCTAATGAATTAAATATAACATTAATGACAAAGGAAGAATATCATTTATATTGGTTGTCTGGTTCGTATGATGGTAGTAATTTAATACATAGTCCACACTTTGTTGGAAAATATGAAGTACCAGAAGAAGTAAGAGAAATTGATGAATTAACATTATCTAATCAAAATGGTATGCAAGTTCGTATAAAAGAAGATGGTGGTATAGACGGAGAAGAAGGAAAGTTTCATTATACTAGAAGTCCATATCACGGAGATTCTTCAGGGATTTCTAGTAAATTAAAAATACGACTTCAAGTTGATAATAAATTTATTCTTTATCATGTAGTTGCCGGAGAAGAAACAGAAATAGGAAGAAAAAATAAGTCATGGGAGAAACAATCATATTATACTATTGAAAATTTTGCAGCTGAAGATAAATTAAAGATTTATGCTGAAGAAACGTATGGTTCAAAAGCCGCAATTATTGTTAAAATATGGTACAGAGGAGTTAAATATAAAACAGGAGATTCAAATGCTACGTATGAAAGTTCAGATCAATTAAATGCTGAAGAAACATTAAATCCTGGAATTTGGAATGTAGTTCGAAGTAGTATAGATAGTGATGCATCAGTTGATAGTCCAGGGGCATGGCGTAAAATTACAGGACATTCGTTGACAGATAGAGATCATGTTGATTTTGAAGATTGTAAACCAATTTGGGGAGATGGCAGTCCAATTGGTAATAGTAATATTGATTGGGAATGGATGCCTGCTTTAGAAGTAAGGGAATATATTTGGAAATATCCAGATCCATCTTTAGGTGCAGATGCAATATATCCAGTAGGATGGAGTCCTGGATATGCATCATATAATTGGGGTTCAGCAGGTGGAACAGGAGCTGAATATCCATATTGGAGAACTGCGTGGGTAGGATACCATGCAAAATGGACACGAGAAGGTCGAAGTGGTGGAAATACCATGAAATTTATAGACCAAAATTCAATGTTTCAAAATCCAAATCATCAAGCGTATAATGGTAAAATATTTAATACTAATGCGGATGGAACTATTGGTGATAGAAGGCCAGATCTTACCGAAGAACATGCTTATGGTACAAAAGGTGGATACGGGTGGGATGGAACTTCTCAGACCGGCAGCTACCCGCATGCCGCAGGGGGGTCGTTACAAGGACGACCATTGTTCATAGACCAGTGGTTTCCATTATCTTTAGCAGCCCAAGGAATACAACATGGTGATAGAATAAAAATTTCATGGTGGCAGAAATCAGAAGTTGAAGGCAAGGGAGCTCAGGTTTCTATGAGATGGTGGAGAAATGATTGGGAAGATTTATATGATCCAGAAAGCATCATAAGTCAAGGTGCTCCATCAGGACTATCTGAAGCTGAGGCTGCAGAATACGAGTATAATAATAGTGGTTTTTACTCAAAATATACCTGGAGTGGTACAGGTGAAACTTTAAGTAGAGCACGAATTTTTGTTACAGAGGCCGGGGTATGGGAAAAGGTAGAATATACTTTTAACGTAGATCCAAAGTGGGATTTGTCAAAAACAACCCATTTTGGTGTTTATAATGATAAAATGGTGCATTGTTTGATTCGTGTTTATGGTCATTATGGTCCTGAAGGAATATTGTGGGTAGAGGATTTAAAACTTACATTTGTTGATCAGGATGTTCAACCAGAAGTTGATATGGTATGGACAATTAATAATTTTCAACCTGAAGATAAATTAAAAGTAACTGCCAATAAAAAAACTGGAACAGATAATAAAATTGATATATCTACAGGATATGGATTTATTTCAAAAGTAAATTATAAAGGTGCGGTATATAAAACTGGAGATCCCGATGTTGATCACTATATGGATAGTGAAACAAATACACTTCAAACTGTTCCATTACCAGGAACTTGGAAACTTGCTGAAGGAGGAGCCATTGCGAACAAGGGAAACCCCGAAATAAATGAAGGTGCACCACCAGCTTTAGAAAAATCAGAATGGCTCTGGCCAGTACCAGATTCTGATGGTGATGAAGTTTCGACAGCAATATTTACTTGGACACCAAACGATAATATTGTTAATCATATATGGAATTATCCAGATCCAAATTTACGAACTGATGCAGTTTGGCCTGATGATTGGAGTAATGGGTTTTATAATTTTAATCCAGACGATAATAGTGGTATAAATTGGCATACAGGATGGGTAGGACATCACGCCAAGTTTGTTCAAAATGAAGGCCGAGATGGTGAAACTTGTATGAAGTTTATTGACCAAAATTCTATATTTACTTCTCCGAATCATGAAAGTTATACCCCTGACACTTCCGGTCCTTACTCCTATTTTCCTTCTTGGGAAGGAGAAGGTGGGTCAGCAACATCTGCTAATGGTGGTACTGTAGAGAATTTAATACATCGACCAATGTGGCTTTCACAAACTTTACCTCATGTAATGGAGGCCCAAGGATTAGAAGTTGGTAATAAAATTAGAATTTCGTGGAGACAAAAATCAGACACGATAGGTAAAGGTGCACAAGTTGGATTACTTCATTATTCCAAAATTATTGTTCATCCCACAACGGGTGAACCAGCTATACATTGGGGGGATCAAATAGGAGTAAATTATCCAGCACCCGAAGAGCAAGAAGATACTTGGTTAGAACCTACAGATTATGATTGGTTAAATTATATTCCTGTTACAACGGCAGGTGAATGGGAAAATGTTAGTTATGATGTTGTGGTTGATGAAGATTATGATCTTTATAGTCCATCAATTCTTTATGTATATGGTAATTATGGTCCTGAAGGAATATTATGGGTAGAAAATTTACGAGTTGATATAGTTCTTGATACTGAAACAATAACAAAGACTCCTATATTTGGAGATTTAATTGGAGAAATTGCAAGTATTGATGTTGATGGAAATACAATTACTTTAACGGATACTTATGAAAATTTGGCACAGGTTCCTAATGAATCCAACCCATTAGGTGGTTATGAGTCTGATAATGATGCAAATATACGGTCATGGAGTACATTTAGTGATTTTTATGTTGATTATACTTCATCACTTTCTAGTGAATCGCCGATATTTGGGTCATTAAGAGGAGAAATTGATAGTGTAAGTGGTGATACTATTACTCTTGTAAAGTCTTGGAGTGAACTTGCAGACGAGGCTGGTCATAATCCAGATGAAAGATATCCACTTACTCAATATGATATGCAAACATGGTCCGATAATAATCCAAATGGATTTGAAAAATGGTTTATTCAGCATTCGATAGATGAAACTGTAGATTTAGGTAAATTAGTTAGACAACAACCAAATGATTTTAATTTAATAAGTAATTTTAAAGTTGACCAAACAACTTATCCAGAATATCCATATTCACTTGTATATAAATTATATGAACCACTTTCAGATGTAGTTCAGGAACATGATTTTATTAATATAGTTAGGGAAATGATTCCTCCAATAGAAGAAACTTGTACATTAGTTCCTTTTATAGAAGAGTGGATAAGTGATATTGTTCTTATTCCCCCTCAACCATTTGATGTTAATAGTCCAATAGGGGCAAACCAAACTAACTTTAAAAGTTATGAAACTTTAACAACAACCGATGATGAACTTAAAAAGAGATTAGAAGATGAAATTTTAAGTGGTAGTTTAAGTTCAGATATTAATATAGATCATTCTCAATTTTCAAATTTTGTTCGGTTTGGCTCAGTAGAGAAACGAGTTAGGAATTTTAAATATAAGTTAGATTTAATAGAACAATATACTGATAGAAGTGCTTCTTTGTCTGGTACAAGTGGATCTTCGGCTGGTATAACAGGTATAATGCCTGATCCAGTAGCAGGTGCTTATATAAGTGTTTCGGGGTCAAGTGGTTTAAATCCACCATATCAATCAATTAGTGGTTCAGCATTACAAATAGACTATTGGGAAAACCAACGCCGAGAAACTATAAATGAATTTGATACTTTTGAAAAATATATGTTCAAACAAAGTTCATCGTATTCAAGTGAATCTATTGGTATATTTAATGATAATGCATGGCCAAAAATATCTGGGTCAGGAAAATATTCAGATCCATACGTTCTTGCAAGAACTACACAATCGATAGCAACTAATTGGTATACTGATCAATTAACTTCTGCATCAGTTTATGATAGAGCGAATGTAAATAGATTAAGAAGACATCTTCCAGAATTTATCATAGATGACACTGCAAATACAGTATTTCTTAATTTTGTAGATATGATAGGTCATTATTTTGATGGTATTTGGACATTTATTAAGGCAATGACAGACATTCATGATAAAAGAGATAGTCTTTCAGAAGGTATAGCAAAAGATTTATTAAAACCTATAGCACAATCTCTCGGTTGGGAGCTTCGAGACGGAAAAGATTTAGTATCATTGCCGAGATATATATTTGGAATGGAACAAACTGGATCTGAAAAGCCATGGGTATATGCTACTACTCCAGAAAGAGATATATCAAGAGAAGTATGGAGTCGTATTATAAATAATATGCCATATTTCTTAAAAACAAAAGGAACGTCACGGGCAATTAAAGGGTTGATAAGTTGTTATGGTATTCCATCAAGTATGTTACGAGTTATGGAATACGGTGGACCTAAATTACCTGGACAACCTGCTGATTTTATGATAACAAGAAAATTTACTAAAGCTTTAGATTTCTTTGGAGCAACTAAGAATACTTATGTTCAAAATGATACTTGGGAAGCAGTTACACTGGGAGACGGAGCAACCAATAGAACTCCAGATACGGTAGAATTTAGGTTTAAGACTGTAACTGGTTCAAATCAGGTCTTAGTAAGACGAGGTGATGATTGGGCAATTAGATTAAAAGATAATGGTTCATCAGATAGATACGGTTATGTATCTTTTATGTTGAGCGGTAGTCGTGGTTATAATGAAGTTTCATCTTCTGAATTTCCTGTATATGATGGTGATTTTTGGTCAGTAATGTTAACAAGAGCTTCAGCATCTGGAACTTATTTAACAAGTGATACTGCCAGTCAAGATGTTGTTTATAGTTTATATACTAAAAAATATGATGCAGGACGAAGTAGGATTATATATGAATCATCGAATTCATTGATTGTTTGTGGTTCATTAGGAGCAGTATCAGAATCTTATAATGCTTCTTATACAGGAAGTGCTGATACAATTACAATAGGTGGTCCAGAAAGTGCTTATTTCGGAGAATCATTAAGTGGTTCTATGATGGAATATAGAAATTGGACTACAGCGTTAAGTGAAACAGCATTTGACAATCATGTAGCCGCCCCAATAGCATTTGATGGTAATACACCATCAGCTTCTTATA